ATTGTTTCAGGAAGCACTCGTCAATTTGATTCAGCAAATCACGCAGAAGATGGCGATACAGTAACTTTGCAACCCGGTGCAATCATGATGGTTGAACTTGGTGGAAGTGTTACTAGAGGCAATAGTCTTGAAAGCAATGCAGACGGCAAAGCAGTAGCAGAAACCGCATCAGGCACATTAAATCGACACACTGTCGGTATTGCGTTAGAGTCAGGTTCTAGTGGTGAAATCATCCGAATGATTTGGCGGCCCAAAACCACACGACACGCACTTTCATAATCAATAAGTAACTTTTAACACAGAGAGAAAATATCATGGCAGAAGTAGCACCCGGATCAGCCAACACATACGTCCCTACGTTTAGTGAAGCAACTGGTCTAGTACAAGTAGAATTTTCACGCAACCCTGCATCCTTCGCAGTCAATCAATATGCAAAATTAGTTCCTGTTTCTAAAGACACGGGCTACTATTTGAAGATAGACGAGGAAGAACAAGCCAGAGTAGTCAGCACATCCGACTGGGTTTGGGCCGATGGCAACGATGCGCCAGAGGGCATCCAACAGGACCACGAGTTCACGCAGTACCGAACTGAAAGGCATAGTCCAACCTTCATGCTTGGACAAAAAGCGGCAGGAAATGCAGACTTTGAAATCGTAGCGGCTCATGCTCGTATGGCGGCTTCAAAATGTATGCGAATTCGATCATATCGTGCGGCAACAGCATTGACTACAACAGGAAACTGGCCCACAGGCACAACTGACACAGCAACTAATGTTGGTGGCGGTAAATTTAGTGCGGCAACAGATTCCAACAACTACATCCAAAAGTCATTCAATGGCGTAGTTGAAAACATCCTTGCTAACACGAACGAAGCAGTTACAGCAAAAGACATTACTGCTGTAATGTCCGATAAAACTGCTCATGCAATCACAGAAAGTGCGGAATATCGCACATATTTCCAAGGAAGTCCATTTGCGGCTAACTTTGTTCGTGGTGCAGGTGAATTTGATGAATTCCTACTACTTTCAACATTCTTTGGCGTTGGTGGCATTATTGTTGATCCAACAAGCCGAGTCACAAATCGTAAGGGTGGCACAAAAGCTCGCTCACGAATCTTTGATGACGATGTAGCATTCGTAAGCCGTGTTGGCGGTCAAATGGGCGCAGAGGGCGTTCCAGACTTCTCAACACTTTCAATCTTTGCTTACGAAGATATGACCGTTGAAACAGAAGATGACACATGGAATCGTAGAGTCCGTGGTCGTGTTGTAGACGATTCCGCAGTAGTTCTAACAGCGCCTCTAAGTGGGTACTTACTCCAAGATGTTTGGGACTAATTAAGACGCAAATAGTTTTAATCGTTTCCTCTTCTGGCTACCTCCTCCAAGATGCGGGAATTTGATTAAGGCATATTGGGTTTATGTATAACCCGACCCCCTATGAGGGCGGGAGGGCTTGCCCCTCTCGCTCTCTTTCTGTTAGGAGATTTAATGGCTCAGGCAACTTATATTTCAGCATCCGAACTAGCCGAATCTTTTGATTCTCGGATGATTAAGCAACTGTCCTCATATTCAGGTAGTCCACAAAGTAGCGTAGATAACTCTACTGTAACTAATGCTATTGAAAAGGCATCTGCTGAAGTCGAATCTTATGCCAAACGTGGCGGCATATATTCAACTCAAAATTTGTCTGATTTGCAATCAGATGATGATTGGTCATTGAAAACGCTAGTTTCTACACTGACTATGAAACATTTGTTTCGAGGCAAAACTGGCAACATTCCACCTGATATGTCGGCAATGATTGCAGAAGCCACGCAGACCCTTGAAGATTTGCGTGACGGCAAACGAGTATTTAACTTAGGTGAAGCCCATACAGCCGGGCAAGCAAAGGCATTTGTTATATCTTCAAATGTTCGTGGCAATCTAAATATGCCTTCAGATTCAAAGTTTTTCCCAACTAGGATAACTAGGAAATACTGATGGCTTCATTGAATGAACGATTTATTCAAAATGAAATCCGCAATGTTTTGCGGGAGTTTTCAACTGCGTCTATTTTAATTGATAGGGCAAAACTTAGAATTAGAAGGGGTGGAGATAGCACTGTCAAATACGATGATTTGTGGGCAGTTCGAGAAGGTGTTGGATACAGAAAAAATGGAAAACCACTAAAAGATACTGGAATGTTAATGGGAATGCTATCAGTTGAAATTGATGACAATGGAACAGATAGCGTAAGTTGGACATTAACAGATGGTTCAGGATACGGTGTTAAGCACCAAGAAGGTTTTATCAACGAAGGTCCAATCGCAATCGCATTAAGTGCAAGGGCTAGATTGCCTATTAAAAATATGGGCGATCCACCTCACGATATTGCGGCACTGGATGCAATGGGCTTTGAGGAAGCACCTGATCTTGAATCTGCACAGAATCCAAGAAAAGGTAGTTTAAAGTACGACTACTACATAATAGAAGATGGGGCAAAAGTTCCTGCTAGACCTATTGCAAATAACCCACCTGAAGATATAACAGCAATAACCAATCATATAAAACGAGCAATACGAGGAATTAAATAAAATGGCACAAACAAATACACTAGATTTTCATGTGTGGGGGCCGAGCAAGGTTTCCATAGACCTTACTGGTGGCACTGATAACCTGATTGATTTGGGTTACACAGACAATAGTGACCTAATCAGTTTTGAACTAGACATTATGACCGAACCCATAATGACCACCCGAATGGGGAACATCCCAGAGGATTATGTTCACTTAGGGACGATTGGGTATCTCAATATGACTTTGGTTAAATGGAGCGAAGCATACATGGAGGATTTACTCCACGGCTCTGTTCCAGACGGTGCTGTCGAAGGTGATGTTGGTACGGTAGGAAAACTAAGAATGGGTGCGCAAGGCACTTCAGACACAACATTTGGTACAAACTTTTCGCTAAGAGTAGCGGGTGCAGGAAATGGCGATTCAGTAGATTTTCATAACTGCATTATCGAAGGTCGTGGCATACGGATGTTGGATTTTGGTAATAAACCCCAACGGCTTGGACTAAGTATTGTTTGCTTGCCACTATCAGGAAGTGACAATGTTCATGCGGGTACAGATAACATTTATACGAGAAACTACGCTTAACTTTAACTTGGAGGCATAATTATGCGAGAAATTAACACAGACAACGACAACCATGTATTCAAAATTGGAATCAAAAACAAAGGCAGTATCTTTGTTGATGGTTTTGAATTGGCTTCAGCTTGCTCAGAACTCGAATCAGTTGTAAATGAAGGAGATCCAAGTCCGAGCGAAGTTGCCAATGCAATGAAGAATGTTTGTTGGTGTGAAGATAATGGCGAATTGTCTATTTTTACTGATCACGAACTATTTGCGGCAGGTACGAAAGCATTGTTGGAGATTGAAAAGTTGGGAAACGCATGAAACTCCACGCTCTATTCGCATCAACCTATGGATGGTGTCCTCAAGCAAGAGGATTGAGTAGTGGAGAAATGGAATTAGGACTTATGGCAAACCTATCTAAAATGAAAGCAATGGAAAGTCTTGGACATACCCAAGGTATTACAGCCGCTTTTAATGGTGATGCGATGGCTAATCTTGCTGAACAAGCAGGACTCCCCGAACGAGAAGTAATTAAAATTAAAATGGAGTCTTTCAAAGACGAGATGAATATGAATAGAGGCAACCAATGGCAGTAACACAAACAGGAACAAACGGTCTTTTTACAAGACTTGGCAAATTATTCTTTATTGCAGAAAAGGTAGAAGCGCATCAGGGAACAGGTGCAAACAGTTTGGCAGACGAAATTGAAGATGTAGTAGATGAATTTAATTCGGCTGATATGCACATGGTTAGTGACTTTACGGCAAAAGACGCAATACTTGCTCATCAAAAGAATGCGGCAAACATATACTCAGCCATATCGAACATTGCTCAAAGAACAGTTATTGAAATGGTAGACAATGATACAGAACTAAATCAAAAGACCATAAAGCAAGCCATTGAAGAATTAAACGATCAAAGCGGTACATCCAAAGATGTTAAGGGAAATGTGTTTTCGCTTGCAGGTGATGATTCTCCATCAGCCATTACAGGAACAGGCGATGGAAAATACTTTACATCATCATCTAACGGTAAGGGTCAAAAGTTTCAACATCTTCGTGCAGGTTCAACAACACTTAAATGCGTAAAAGATTCCCAAGTAACTGGCACTAAGGGGCGAGAGGTATTTTCTTTAATGAGTGATAGGGCTATATCAGATATTCGAGATCCTGAATGGCCCGGTGGATACGGAACAGCAAGTTCTATTGTTGTATCTGATCCCGATTATCAACAACAAACAGGCATTGGAAGAAACATGCTTGCTAACGGCAACTTTGAAACATTTTCGGTTACAAATACACCTGACAACTGGACGGTTGCAACTGGAACTATTGGTACAACCATTTTAGAAAATTCGGGTTTTCATAGAGGTTCTAAATGCTTGCGATTTAAGGGTGATGGTTCACAACTAACTAAAATTACCCAAACATTCAATACAGCAGGACAAACAACTGCAAAGCTCAGACCTGAAACCAGATACGGCATGTGTTTTTGGGTTAAGGTAGATTCAGGCGTAGCGGCAGGAGTTTTAAAAGTTCGTATATACAAAGCAGATGGTTCAACGGTTTTAGATACTGCCGACATCACTGTAACAGGAACAGCATTAACAGATGACACTTGGACGGCACAAGCAGTAACATTTTCTACTCCTTTGGTACTAGAATCAAGTTACAGCATCAGCGTAGAACTTACTACGGCTCTTACAAATAACGGTAATCTTTATGTTGATGGCTTGCAAGTATTTAGAATGCAACATTTGACTGATTCATCAAGTTTTCACATTGCAGTTATTCCCGGTGCAAACGACTTTGTTGTTGATGATTACGGAAAGTTAGCAATAACAAAATCAACAACTGGAAAGATGCAAACGTATTGCAATAAGTTTTTAGGATTGGACAAACTTGGATTGCAGTTGCCGTATCAAACAGATGGTTCGGAAACTGCGGCTGACAGTTTGATTGCGTGATGCTACATGGCAACTACTACGCAAAGAGCAGTATACGCAGGACTTCTTTCAGACCTTAAAGGCATATCTGATTCCGTAGTTCATGATGACTTTATTTTTATGACTCCTGTTCCATTGTTTGTGCAAGCAGACAGTACGGTTATCCAGTTAATTCCCGGTGTTCCCAACATTACAACCGAAGATGTGGGGCTTGGTTTAGTTGAGGAAGATTTCAAAATAGCCGTTTGGACTCAAGTTTGGTTAGACCAAACAGGACATTCTACGGAAAAGATGACAAACTCTACCTATGGAGTTATGGCTTTAATGAATACAGTTCGTCAGCTTATGATTCAGTCTACTGCAAATGGCACTGCGACCGTGCAAGTTCGGTGGATATCGGGTTCTGTACCGCAAGAAACGGCTGATGCACCCGGTTGGATTTATTACGAAGATACATACAGAGTCGGCTACGAAGTAGCGTGGAGTTAAGATGGCAAAAGACCTTGGCACTATTACACATAACATTAAAACTACTGGCGGCTCAGGCGGTGGTGGCGGTGGTGGTGGTGGTGGCAGATCTAATACTGATGCAACATCTGGAAGTGGTCGTAGTGGTGGTGGCATTGGTGGAATAGGCGAAGTTATACGAGGTCTTTCTAGGGGTGGCCCTTTGGGTGGCGGTCAAGCAATGGCAAAAGTCATGGGATTTGCAAAACTAGCCGCAGGAATTGGTGTTGCTATTGCCGCATTTGCTCTAGTTACGATTGCGGTTAAAAAGGTTATTGGCACACTTGTAAGGTGGGGAAAAGAGATAGAGAATGGCATAAAGAAATTTGGTTCTTACAATGCCGAAATAGCCGCAACAAGTGCGCTTATGCAAGTGGGTCAAATAACCAGAGATATAAAAACCGCAAGCGTTTTATCGGGTACTTATGCTTCAACTGGTAGGCGAATGGAACAGGTTAAAGATGCCTTTAGACCAGTTGCCGATGCGTGGTTGTTGATAAAAGCGAATCTGGTAAATGCTGTTATGCCTGTCCTTGAAAGACTTGTTGAAGCACTTAGACTAATGACCATAAAGATTTTGGAAACGATTGTATGGTTTAACGAAGCGGGCATTACGGCAGGAGATTTTGCAGGTACGATTATTGATGCAACCTTGTTTGGCCCCGGTGGCTATGGATTTTCTAATGCCGTTCTGGGTTTAGGTGAAGAAAGTGAAACAGATATAGAGATGTTAGAGGCAATGAAAGCTGTAATATCCGAACTGAAAAAGATGAACCAAAATGAAGATATTAAAGGGCTAAACCAATTTGTTGGTGAAGTTGGTGTCCAATTAACTGGCGGTAGATGGAATCCTTGGGAAAAACCCGGAACTCACATGATTCCAACAGGCGAACCAAACAATCCTAGAACACCCCAACCACAAACACCATGACTTGAGGAAAATTTAATTTATGGGATACAAAGTTACATATAACGGTTTTGGGATGAGTTATGGAAATGATGGCAGTAGCGGTACTACTGTGACTATTCACGATTCTTTTCAATGGGATCACATAAAAGTTCAGCAGTATTCTAGTAAGCCCATTTTTTCTGAGGACGATCACACGCATTGGACTACGCACCACACTTTTTCCTTTACTGCACTATTGAAAGTGGATGGTTCTGCTGACGGAAAAATAGATGATGTAATTAACAACTGCAAAAAAAGGTTGTCTAAGCAGGGCAGATTGCTTGTTATTCAAGTTAAAGATGACGATGGTAATTACAATGATATTGCACGAACAGGCGTAGATACGTCAAGTGATTTAACCAATTTGACAACAGGTAATGATGTTGCTGTTAATACAGATGAAAAGAGTTATCCAAGGGTTCAATTTAACATTAACAAATTCTATGGCAACAACAATGCAATGGTATCGGTTACGGTTGAATGGAGAGAATCAATAGCAGATACAGTAGATGATGCCGAAACTAACTGGTTTGTCTTGTCCCATCAATGGAGGCAAAGATTTAACATTCAAGAAAACGGACTACAAACATACACGGTTGAAGGAACGATTCATGTCAAGCCATACTTAAATACTGCTGAAGAATGTTTAAGTGGTTCAAATGATGTCATGCACGGAACAAATCCAGACTCATACAGGCGAGTAGTGATGCCACTAATACCATCTGGATTTCGTGTCAAATCTATGAATTGGGCCATTGATCCAACTGGTCAAAAGTTGATTTATTCAATCACAATGCAAGAACACGCAAGAGAATTGCCCAGACCCGGTAAAGTCGGATCAGGGTCGTTTAGATTTAAGAAGTCAATTACAGGTGCGGGTTCAGGATTATTGGGAACAAAAGTATTTGATGCCGAACTCGAAGGAGATGCAAAAGCTGATGAAAGAGAATTGCTTGCCGCACTGTTGCAAGCAAGCACAGCGAGAATTCAGTGGGTTGGAGAAGGAAAAGACTTAGTTCAATCTATTGAAATTAGAGAGTCAGATATATTTTCTAAAAAGCGTATTGGAATAACAATCATTGCACAGGGTATGGATACAAATGTAACTGGTGCATTGCAGGATGGTGAATATAATGATCTTAACTTTGGAATCCATACTCCGCTAGTTCCAGAAGGCAGGGAAGCCATTGCGCCAAATGCTTATGGGAGTGCCTTAATTGGTGCGTATAAAAAGAAAATGTTTGTTACTCATGGTAACTACACAGCAGAAACATTCCCCAAAGCATCTGCAACAGCAATAACTAATTCTAACACAACGGGTCAAGACCCATACAGTTTTAACACTATGGGTACAAACCAATGCCCACCAGAGGTAGATGAAGTTGTTTATGAAATACCACCAGATACCATAATAACACCGGGCGAACCGCCCGCACACGGTGATCTTACAGGCGATTTGGGGGATGATTCAGAGTCCGAAATATCACAAGATGGCAAAATCTTAAAGGTTATAGGTTCTGAACGACTAGCGGTTAAACACAACATAACTGTATTTAGTACAGGCGGCACTTCAAATGCTTGGCAAATACCGTGGCAAACTAGCGCACCAGAGATATATTTAGAAAGTGAATATACAATTTCTAGGCATGACAAGCCCCCGCCAATGCTTCAATACAAGTTGCCTCAAAATTCGGTTGTTCTTGATGAACAAACATCAGTTGATTCTGGTCAAATGGATGGAAACGGTCATAGAATCTATACGAGAAATATAAAAAGAAAAGTTCAACTTTTGTATGGTTGGAGTGATGATAAATTAGAAGAAAAAACAACCTCAATGAGTTGGCTGTTAAATACTGAAGATGGAATTAGTTTCACATTAAACTATTCTTATCCAGAAGTCGATAAAATGTTTAGGGCGCACGATTATAGAACGGATGATACTTTTGATATACAGAATTCGGACATATTTAGTGGTATGATTCCGGGAGATCGTGACCAATTTTTCCCAGTAGATTTCTCCATACCGATAAGTGGAGCGGAATCGAATCCAAATCCATAAACAGGAGGTTTTATGTCTTATTTAGGTTCTATATCACTCATCAACGACTTAGAGGAAACTATTGTTGATGCGTTTGTAATAACACCCGAAATATCTTTGCTTTTAATGCAAGAAGGAATTGAACCTTCTACGGTAAATAAATTAAAAGTTCCCGCAGGTTTGTCGAGGGTAGGCACTTTTACTATTTTGTGTCATTTACCACCTGATTGGACATTAGATGAGGGGGAAGAAGTTTGGGCAAGGGTTGGTCCATTAAAGTGGCGGCTATCCTCGAATTACAGATTAAAAAGAATCTTTCCTAATTCAGTACACGAAAATGGAATAATAAACACTTTATCCGTAATTTCCTTTGACGATTGGAGATATGAATTAAACCTAAATAACTCTGGAAGCCAAGAAGCATTTTCCAATGTTTATCAAAATGATTGGCGGGTCTACCCATCTACCGAAGAATACACCAAAACCGAATCGGAGGGGCTAGACCCAGTTTCGGTTGGACGTCTTAATGACGAACGGTTGCACTTACATGTTAAAGACATTCCATCTTTGACCGATACTTGGAATGCTTGGGACTACAAAACAAAATTATCTGATGCTAAGTTGGCTGACAAAGTTTTAAGTTCTTGTGGGATGGTTGCTGTTCCCTATCCAATGTGGTGCGAAAAAGCTGAGGAATATCAATCTGAACCACAATACAATACAGGCGCAAGTTCTGAAGATTATATGGTTACAGAATACATCGGTGATGGTTGGGATGGCGGCATAACTTCGTGGAATAGGTTTGTTGGACAGCACATGAACGGACAACTTCAATGTGCATTTGGAAACCCAGAGGAATACAATTCAGCGTTGGATGCAGATGATGATATGTTGTCGCACATTCAATCAGTACCCGAAGATTCTTCATCAGCACGAAATTGGGTTGCACACCCCAAAGACGGAACACAAGAAATACCAATAGGACTTGATATACAGTTTCCTGCTAAATCAGAAGGTGGAAACATTATCTTGTATGTTTTTGAGTCAGTAACACACGGAAAGCCCAGTGAAGATAATGAATTCTTTACTTATGCAGATGAAATTCAAACACTAACAGATCACATTAAAACCAAGTGTACTGGGGATTTTGAAGAAGATTCACTAAACAAAGACGGTATAACTCGGATAGTTATAAATTCTTCAAATTACGAAGATGTACCCGGATTGAGTGAAGAAAGGGCAAGAGAGCTAGCAAGAAGGGCTTTGCATATATCTCGTTGTTATTATGCAAGGTACTTTGCATGTACAGGCGTATGGGAAACTATGGGCTTTAATCTTATGAAGCCGTTTTCTGGAATGCTTGAGGTTGAGTATTATCTAGTAAACGGTGTCCCAAGAACAAAAGTTTCTGGTTCATTAGATGACGAAAGATTTGGTTTTAACTTAACTGATTTAACAGAAAACACAATACTTTCTTCAGGTGGCGTAATGCTTACTAGACCCGATGGAATGTCGGACATAGCTCTTAGGGGTGGTGTTATCGGTAACATTGGCGTGTTCCCTGTTCAAGTCGTTGATTATGTATTAGATACAGGTGGGTGTCTTGCAAAATATGTTGTTAAAAATTTAACAAATGATGTTTTCATTCCTGAACTTACACCGTGGAGAGAAATTCGTCCAGTTATAGTAGGTGGTACAGCACAAACCGAACCTGTTTGCTATTTTCCCGCACAAGTTGGGTCAATAGGTCTTATGGGAGTACATCCAGACTATGATCCTGCGAACCCATTTACAAACAAATTATACTTTTTAATCTTAAACGAGGCGGTGCAGACAAAATCCTGCTCATAAATTATGGCATACAACACAAGAATTATTCATAAATTATTTGACGATACAAACGAGGTTGTTTTGCTTGAAGGGTATGCCGCACGAACTGACTACCTTTCTAAGTTAATTATTACAAATACAGACACGGCAAGCATATCCCCTAAAGTCCGATTTTACAACACCAACAAATCTGGCGAAGATGACGAATACATACAACTAACTCCAGAAATAACATTGGGAGTTGGTGAACGATATGTATACGAATCCCCTGTTTTTTTTGGTGCAAACCAACAATTAGTGGCAGAGTTGGGTTCTGCTGTGACAACCTCTCAGCCACAAATTATGATGGTGATTACCTATGTTTGATTTACTTACATACGACAATGAAGGCAGACCAAAACTAACGGTAACAGTAGAAAATAAGCAACCTACTCTTGCTATATTTTTCCCACAAAATGCTATACCGCCATCAACAGATTACGCAACAAGGGATATTCGCAATCTTACCCCTGTACTAGATTTTGACAGTTCAACTTCTGAATCTGTTTACTTTGTAGGTTTAATGCCACAACAGTATCAGAATAATGGTTTAAAAGCATATCTTTATTTCACTTGTGATGCAACTTCAGGCGATGTTGATTGGGATTTAAGTTTTGACAAATACACTAGCGATTTAGATTTAGACAGCGCTCCTGTGTTTGCCCATACAGAGTCATCAAACGATAACACTGTTTCTGCAACATCGGGTCAAATTATAACAGCAGAATTTAAATCAATTTCTTTTTCTGAATCTGATGATATTGGTGCAGGAGATTTATTTATTTTAAAAGTAAGTCGAGATATTGCTGATACGGCATCAGGAGATGCAAACTTTATAGCACTTGAATTGCGAGGTCAATAATGGCAATTCATATTGATGATGACGATGGTGCTAAGGATTATTATTTTGAAAAAGACAATCCTGTTCCTTTTTCAACAATGGGTAGCGATTCTATTTTCCCATTAACCTTTTCGTGTTGGTGCAAACCTGATGCAATCAATGATCATGACGGTTTAATTTCAATAGGTAATGCAAGTTCCACTGCCCCTGTTGTATCTTTAAATCTTCGTGCATCAGGGTATGCAACAGCAGAAGTTAAAGTAAGTGCAGGTACTTCGTGGGCGCAAGGTCCAAGACAATATCAAGCTGAAGTTTGGCAACATTTTTGTGCTGTATTTGCAAGTTCAACTTCAAGATATATGTATCACGATGGAACAGCAGGAAGCGAACAAACGACTAGCAGAGATATAGATGGCGATAATGCTACTAAACTATCTATTGGAGAATATGCAAGTACATGGAATCGTGAATTAAATGGTCATATTGCAGATTGTGCAATATGGAATGTTGCATTAACAGCATCAGAAATTGCAACTTTGGCTGACGGATATACTGCTATCCAAGTAAGACCAGATTCTTTAGTTTCTTATTATCCTTTAGTTAGAGATTATTTGGATGTTATGGGCAACAACCTTCTTACATTTGATTCAGATGCTTCTGCCACTGAGCCGACATTTTCTGAACATACAAGAATTATTGAAGATGCTCCAATGCCAATGAGAGGTGCATGGGGTGGTATATGACTCGCATTCCATGCAATACGCCAAATGGACCAAACTGCGGAAAAGTTGTTCATATTAGAACAACGGAAAATCTACCACCAGAGGAGTGGGGTTTGCTTATCAATTATGATCGCCCCTGCGATGGCGGTGATATAGAAAAAGGGGTTGTTGTATTTGATTTGTGGGCTGATTTGTTTATGCAAATTTGGCTACCCAGTGGAAACACGGTTATTCTTCCTATGGGTTTATACAAAAAGTATTGTTGTTGCGTTCAATACATTAAAGTTTTTTCATGCCACCCTGAACCACCCGGTTGTATTTCATTATACAAAGCGTGTAATTTGCCAGACTTCAACCCTTTTAAACAAGTAATGACATTTAGGTCAAAGCCGGGTTACGATCACGATATTTGCGCTTATTCAATTCCACCTGATAAAGTTGATAGTTGCGGCTTACCTGCACCATATTGGGTAGTTTCTGAAAGTTGTGCTATGGGCTGTGATGACCATGCCGATTATTGGGATGTACCCATTGAAGAATTAGAAGTAAAAGTAAAAGATTACAAGCCAGAATTGATACATGATCCAGATGGAATTTTTTCTAATCGACTATGTTTAGAATTGTGTGGCCCCTGTTATAGTTTGTTTGAAGATTGTCATTCGTGTAATCAAGACCTTATACCACCAGACGGAAAGTGTTTGGTTTTGGGTTGTCCCGGAATGGATGTTGGAAATGTAGTAAAAATATATGGAAACGACTGTTATCCGAATTGTGACCCAAGCCAATATGACGAAGATAATCCACCACCTTTCTATGCACCAAATCTTTGTTATGGATGTGCAGAAAAAACATCAGAACATACTGGTGAAGAAATTGCAAATGATGACGAATTGTATTATTTGCCTTCATGTGGTTCAGTAAATCCACCCATGATAGGTCCGCTTACTGTGACCGAACATAAACCGTGTTATGAATGTAATCGTAGTTTATGGAGCATGTGTTCAGACTGTGTTGGCGCACCTGTTGATGACCCTCCGTTTCATTGCCCTAGTAAAACTTATACAGAAACAAAAGATGATACATATTTAAGGATAAAGGGAATAGATCCTAACAGCAATCCCGGTTATGCTTGCTACACAAAACAAGACGATACTAATGGCACTGAGCCAATTCCGGGGGCTTATTTAACTGATTCTGATGTAGATTTTCCCGCAGATTGTTGTGGAAATGTACTGGATGAATGGCACAACTTTATGTGCATCTGTAATGCAAACCCTCTTGGCGGCAACCCGACTAACAGAGATAACCCAATAGCATTACCTCCCGCAGATTTTGATGGTGGTCATGTAAGGTTTTTCCCAGAAACAATAGAAGCCACAATAGAAATAGACAACGATTACATAAACAAAAGTGTAGATGTACGTTTTTCATCACCTAGAGAAATTCCATTGCCTTATGCTCAAAAGACGATTGGCACTCAAAGCAGATTTCCATTTATTTATTTTCTTGAAAATCATGGTGATTTAGAAAGCATATCCAAACAGTCAGTTAGTGGAGCATTTGCGCAAGGCGAAGTGCCGCATGTCAACAATGCAATTTATCTTGGTGATTATTTGGATGGTGACAAGAATAGGTCTGCGTGGCTTCATGTTGGCTATTGCACTGCACAAACATTGGTGCATTCTAAGTCAAGGGTGTTTACATTTGATTACTCTGTTTTTAGCTATTGCAAAGAAGAACCCTGTAAAGAATTGTCCTGTTTGCTCGAACCTAAGAAAACCGTTACTTTTTCGATAAAATAAATTATGAAAATTAAACTTCAATATAAAGGAAATAAGGTCGAGCCAACAGAAATGAAGGCGGGGGTTTCTAATTCTATTAAGGGTGTCGATCCACCAACAAAAATTAAAGAGTTGGCTGAAAACAACATTTCTGAAAAAACGAAGAATAAACTAATAAGGGGTGTGACAGGACTCGCAAAATCTGTGCTTGGCATTGGTCTTGCTAGTCAAGAAGTTATCACGGCTAGACAAAATATATGTGATTCTTGTGAATTTAAGGAAGAAAGCAAGTGCGGCAAATGCGGTTGTTGGCTTGCTCATAAAACTAGGGTTGCAGATGAGTCTTGTCCGATGGGGTATTGGAATGTGACAACTTCAATAACAACAAAAAACCAGAGGAGTAATGGATGCGGCTGTGGCAAAAACAAAAACGAAACTTAATTGGACAGTAACAGAACAAAATCGAAATTGTCATACAGTTCGCATGAAGGCAACCAATTCAAAGTGGGAGCAATACTTCCTTCTTTCAAGTGATCGACACCATGACAATGCCCACACTGACCATGCGCTCGAACTCAAACACCTGAAACAAGCTAGAGAACGAGGTGCAGGGATAATAGATGTCGGAGATCAGCATTGCGCAATGAATGGAAAATGGGATAAGAGAGCCGATTTATCTTCATGCAGACCAGAACAACAGCAAGGAAGGTACATTGACTCGTTAGTTGAATGTGCGGCAGATTTCTACGCACCATTTGCTGAGAATTTTGTCGTAATTGGTAGGGGTAATCACGAAACATCCATACTAAAACGTCATGAAACTGATTTAACTGAACGAACTTGTGAAAGGATGTCAGCAATTTCTGGTCACAAAGTTCATTCAGGCGGCTATGGAGGTTGGGTTAGGTTTATTATTGAATTAAACAATTCTAAAAACCAGTGCAATTTAAAGTATTTCCACGGTTCGGGCGGTGGCGGTCCAGTCACAAGAGGCGTAATCCAAACAAACCGAATGGCAGTCATCTATCCGCAAGCCCACATTATTTGTTCTGGTCATACGCACGATCAGTGGATAGTTCCAATAGCTAGAGAAAAGTTGTATAAGTCTGGGCGAATTGGAATGGATGAGGCATTGCATGTTCGTTGCGGCACTTACAAAGATGAATATGCAGATGGTTTTGGAGGTTGGCATGTTGAGCGTGGTGCGCCCCCAAAAAGTTTAGGTGCAATGTGGCTAAGGTTCTATGTTACAGATTCATCAAATAATGTTATTGGATGGGAAGTGGTAAGGGCAAAATAATGGAAATGGACTGGGGCAACATTTTAATGACCGTAACAAGTGCAGGATTGTTTGGGTTGATTGGTTTTGTTTGGCGTTTTAGTCATCAAGTAACCAAAATGCAACAAGAACTTACGGATCTATCCAGACGAATTCGCAACATTGAATCTGATTTAGACAAAGCACAAGACAGGATGTATTCAATAGTTAAAAGCAAAACGGAGTTTTTAAAATGATTATTGCAGTAGTCAAATGGATTGATGCAGAAACTATTGGAGATTCGGGTTGGCAAGACCTTGAAGAAATGAATGAAAAATCAACTGCTGAACCTCCAATCATGCAGACTGTTGGATTTGTTATGGGGCATTACTCCACTCACATAACGATAACTGACTCATTAGGAGAATTAGAGTGTGGTCATGTAACAAAGATTCCTGTTGAAATGATAAAAAGCATACAGAAATTTAATGTTGAATAAAAAAAGCCCC